CTTTTTGTAATAAAAGTTCGGCAAGATATGAACCATCTTGACCCGTGATCCCGCTCAGCAGAGCAACCTTATTTTCTTTCATTTATTATTGTTTTAAAAAATTGAATCCAGCCTTCTCTGTTAAAGTTTGTTTTTACATGATCGCTTCTACATAGTGTGATTAAGTTTTCATTTAAGTTATTAAATTTATCATAATCAATATGATGCACATCATATCCAGTTTGGCCACAAATTGCACATTTAAATTTATCTCTTTTTCGAATTTTGGTTTTTAATTCATCAGTAAATTCATCACCATAAATTAAACTAATACCTCCATTCCATGATCCATTTTTTTCTCCAGCTATTAAATAACCCTTTCCGTACATGGGATTATTTTTTCCCTTACAATTTTGATGATTTTCACTTATTTTAGCTTTATGTTCATCCGATAAATGTTTGCCATAAAACGGATTTTTTTCTCCCTTTAACCCCTTCTTTTTATTAATTTCATCTGAAAACTTTCTGCCTTTATTAGCATTTCCAATTTTATTTTTGGTTTCATCAGTATGTTTTTTGCCATAAAATGGATTTTTTTCTCCCTTTAACCCCTTCTTTTTATTAATTTCATCTGAAAATTTTCTGCCTTTATTTTTCTTTCCATTATTAGATTTTGCGCATTTTCCCGAACAAAATCTCTGATTCTTATTTTTAGGATCAAAAAATTTTTTACATTCTTCACATTCAATCATCGTTTTTATTATCTATTCATAACTGAATAGATAAAACTTGTTAGAAGCGCAGTTATTTCAGAAATAAAAAAGCTAAAATTGAAATTGAAATGATACTAATTACTATTTTTACAATAAATTTGAAATTAAAATTATTGTTATTTGAATTAATGCGATTATTACGCCCATTATTCAAGTTGCCTGTATTAATTATTGATCTCATTGTTGTTTCCGTTATTAATTAAATTACCAAAATTTAAAATTTGTATCGAATTATTATTATGACTATTATAATGATCTTCAAAATTCTCATCAAAAATAATAATAAAACACGGGTCTTCCATCTCGATTAATTGTAAATCTCTTAATTGCTTTTTTATTCTAGAGTAACTTTGTTCTAATATATGACGATTGTTAAACCATTCGCGATTATCTTCAAAAAAATAATCCTGTATTGATTGATCGAAAAAATTATTATTTTCAGCTTGATAAACCAAAAATTCATAAACAATTCTCTGCTTACCTTTTGTAGTTATTTTATAACATCCATCATCTTTTTGAATATAATCTTCTTCATAAAGAGACTCTAACAGATTTAATATTTCATTTTCGATTCCTAAATATGTAGGATATATTTGTTGACAACAAATTTCATTTAAAAGCTCGCTTTCAGTCATAATATTATTTTTAATGCAATGAGTTTTTCATTAATCTTTCAAAAAATTTCGAACATCATCTAAGATTTCATCTTTTCCTCTAAAAGAACCATTCTTATCTACTTTAATTCGTATTCTTTTATTGATAGATGAATTATGATATGCTTCGTCGAATAAGTTTAATTCACGTGTTTTCTGATCTATGCTCTTTGAAAAAGAATGTCCATCTTCTTTGCTATGAAAGAATTCAGGATCTGCAGTCAATAATATTAGGTAAACTTTTAAATCATCATACATTAAGAATCTTTCTTCAAAATTCTCTAACATATTTTGAATTCTATCGGGTTCCATTCCTCTGAACATTTGACCATAAACCCATTCACCTAAATGAGCACGATTCCATATGACAATATTTTCATAATAATTATACTCGTCATTTTCCATTTGTAAAAGATTTTCAACTAAATATCCTTCTCTATCAAAGCATTCAGCTTGGAATGACAGAGGATCTACACCTTCAGGAAAAACTTTTGGTGGTTTTCCAAAATGCCTTATTACAACATTATCATAATTAAAATGTTCAGCTAATTTACCTATGAGTGTAGATTTTCCTAATCTATCTCCTCCTTCAATTATTATTAGTTTCATAACGTTTGTATACTTTAATTCGTTATAAGTTTTATTTTAAAATTCAAATTCGTAATCTATTGCACAAGTGCCAAATTTATTTTTTGCATATGGGTCTAATCCTAATTCTAAAAATAATTTAGCAATTTTTAAATTTCCAAATTTTATAGATTGTAATAAAAGATTGTTTTCTTCTAGATCTACCACATTTATATTAGCACCCTTTTCTATTAATAGTTTAACAACCTCTATATGATTATTTGCAATACTAGCAGTTAATGGAGTTAAAGGAAACATCGTGTCATCATATTCATAATTAACATCTGCCCCATAATCAATTAATAACTTGCTTATTTCCAAGTAACCACTTATACAAGATTGAATAAGAGGGGATAGTTTTCCAAGATTTGGATCAGCATCATGTTCTAATAATATTTGAGCAATTTGTTTTTTTCCTAATTGAACAGCATTAAATAGAGCAGTTTCTCCTTGACTATTTTGAAAATTTACATCTACATTTCCATTCAATATTAAAGTAAATAGTTCTCTAAAATCTATATTACCTTGTCTTTTTGATAAACTAGTTAATAAATTTTCTCCTAATGAATTGACATAGTTTAAGTCGATATTATTTTTAACAAATTTTTCTAGAATACTATAATCGTTAACTAAAAATATTGAATCGGAAAATTGTTTAGGATCTTTGGCTGATTTCAATATAACATCAACCATTACTTCATCATCAATATGCTTTGCTAAAAAGGCTCGTTTTTCATTATCTGGTAAATCAACTATTGATTGATAAATTTGATCTTTAGTTTTAGGAACTAATATTTTGCTAATCGACGCCATCTTTCAAACGGTTTAAATAAGAAGTAGCACCAGTGTCTCCACTCATGTACCACTCAAGTTCTTTTGCTCTAATAGAGCATCTTCTTAGATCTTTTATTAGGGATTTTATCTCTTCTAATATAATTGCTCTTTCTTCAGGAGTAGCATCTTCTAAACGATCATATTCTCTATCAGGCCGTTTTCCATAAAAATTTTGCTCTGCCGACCAATCTTCATCAATATATTTACCATCATTGATAAAATCACCCTCAATGTAATCTGCTAACTCATCTAAACGATGATATAAATAATCATAATGTCCACCGCTCATTTTAATGTTTTTTTAACCAGTTTTCAATATAAGATTTATCATTACTTACAAATCCATCGTGACAGTCAACTTGAAAATCTCTTACTAATTCAGCTAGCTGTTCAATAGTTAAAAAATATCCTTCCATATAAACTTCACCATTTTCAGTCATTACAAGTTTACTTTCCAATTTCATAATGTATTGGTTTTTAGATATTATATAAGTAAAAAGGCCAAGAGTTTTTCTTGGCCTTAACTTTTAGCGTACAAAGTGTGGTTGGTTATTATCAACTTCCCATTTTAATTCTCGCCATCCTGCCGGAATATAATGAGAAATTCCTTGTCCGTCCCATACTCTATGACCCCCAGATGAGTAATTTACGTTTAATGCAACAGGGTGTTCAATTCGAACCGTGTGATCAGGAAAAATATACTCTCTATATTTTTCGGAGGAAATATCCTCAAATCTATGCTGGGTAGCATTTCTAAAATCCTTGAAGCCTAATTTTTTCATAGCTTCTACTCTTTCATTTTCCATAACAAAACATTTATTTTTAATTCAACACAAACAAAACATTATATATAAATTATATATGATTTTTTCTTAAAGTTTTTAAAGATATGCGCCCGGTAGAGGCTTTAACCCACTTCCAGCTCGATCACTGCGCTTTTTTCACGTTAAGCTACGGGCGCATTCTTATAAGTTGAAAGGAGGATTATTTTTTAGTCACCTTATCATCTGCTAATACAGTAAATGGAATTCGATACTTATTTAGAATAAATTCCAAGTCAGCTGCTTCTTTTTGTCTATCTAATGTTATTGTAAAAGGTTTATCTATTTGTATTGTTTTACGAAAATTTCGTTGATTATACAACGCATCCGTATAGCTAGAAATAGCCTTTAAATTTCCTGGATCATCAAAGATCCCCTCATTTACTTTTTTAGCTCTCATTCGATTTCTAAAGTCATTTTAATGAACTCTTTTATGGGATCTACATCTTCTGCCCCATATTTTTCAATGTCTTTAAGAACAGATAGTTCTATAGAATTATCTATCTTTGTTCCATCTTCAAATGTAAACCAAACCCCAACGCTATCAATTAAAACATTATCTATTTTGGTTAACAACTCATCAAATATTATTGAGGAAGATTGTAGTATAAAATCATCATATTGTTCTTCGGTTACGGAATGTTCAGCTACATATTTTTCAATATCTAATGTCGCAGAACATTTAACCATAAAATTTGATTTACCTTCTTCTTGTGTATCGCCTTCTTTTTTCATAAGGCTCATTTTTAATTCTTTTATTTTTTTCATTGCGTAATATTTTTAATCATTTCAAAAGTTTCATCACCCCAAAAGAAATTTACTATAGGTTCTATTGCTCCTACAGATGTGCCATAAAAATGTATTCCTGAACCATCATTCCAATCTACTGAACTTTCTTGATTTGTATTAATTTTGGCTAAAGCCATGTTATCAAAATCATTCTCATATTTCTTAAAGAAAAATTGAAGAAAATATAATACTCCTCCTTTATTTTCTATATTCATAAATTCTAAATCCCACGATTTATCATCAAATACTATCATCACTGTATAAAATCCAGGGCCCCTAAAAAAGGAATCTTCTATTTGTTCACGAGTTTTTGGTTTTAAAACTTCAGCACCCTCATTCAATGAACCAATATTTCGCTGCACCTGTATTATCATTTGTATGTGGGGTTTGGAAATTAGTTTTCCAGTTAAGGCATATTTATCATTTATTGTTCCTATTTTTTTGAATCCGTATATTTTATGTGTGTCCCAATTCCATTGAAAATTGTATAAATTAGAATTACGAACAGCATCATAGGATCCATCTTTATTCATATAGATCTTAAGTCTTTTATCAGTATCTTCATTGATTGTTATTGCTCTCATTCTTTACTCGCAAATACAGTTTCTTCTTCATCTGCTACACCGCCTTCTAATTCTATCCCCACTTGATCCATCGCATCATCTAACAATTTATCATATCCATTATTGTATAAGTATCTTTTCCAGATTTGCCCCTTAAAATATTTTTTGAATCTTCGTTTACGAGTCTTGCTTTCATGAATTTAAATAAATATATGCTCTAAGATCTTCAACAATACTATTTGTGTTTGGTTTTAAAAAAGAAAAGGCTTCTCCTGGTTGCCATCCTGCAACAGTTCCTATATGCCAATTATAAGAAGGTAATTTTCTAAATTGGGCTACAGAAGGTTTTTCACGATCATATAAACTTGTTGCTTTATAATCATATATTGTTACTACATTTCCTAAATCATCTTCTAAAATCCATTCTGAAGAAACTTTATAATCATCACCCTCTCCATTAGGTTTACCAAATAATTTAACTAAAGTTTTATAAGATGTTTCTATTTCTCCACTTAAAGACGTTCCCCAGGCCTTGTTGGAATTTGTAGGTCTGAACGTAGCATCTTTTCTTCCCTTTAAAGAAGCTAAAACGTCTTCTCTAGATTTAGGTTTAAGTAAATCTTCTATGGACTCGTAAACTTTTTTAGCTATCATGATTGCCCGGTTCCTATTATTGCCACACCACTAATTACAGGATTTGCAGGATTATTGGGAGATGATATTTGTCTTATGTTATCTTTATTTGCCATATCAGCCGCATTTGGTTGAGATTCACTCTCGTTCTTTTTTATTGCCTTTCCTGATATAACTGGCATTCCTTGATTTTGATCTGTTCTTTTAATATCATCAGTTATAGTATTGAAAGTCATTCTTTCCATCCAATAATTCTGACCATAATTTATAGTTAATTCTTCTCCTTGCTTAACAGGTTGTTTGGTAATAAAATACATTTGTTTTGTAAGTTTATTGAAAGCATAATCAACATTTGGTTTTTCTGAGTGTCTGTATAAAGATCCATAACCTAATACTAAAGCCCATTCGTTAGAATCACGATCTATTTCAAAGATCATATCCTTTAACTTATCAATTGTTTTGGCTTCTTCTCCCAAAATAACTACAGGACAAATTTCAATAATTTCTCCTCTTGCAAATTGAGTTTTTGCTAAAACAGTACTTTCTCCTCCTGGACGTTTTGAATATTCAATACGAGCTAAATTGAAAGTTTCTTTTCTTAAAGCTAAAGCTCCTCCTTTATCTGAAATATGAACTGGTTTTTTCTCTTTAAACAATTCATCTTCATCAAATGGATTAAAAAAGTCCTCTTTTAAATATTTCATATATTCTTCAAATGTTGGTATTTTTCCTTCACGTAATTTTTTAGGAGAGCTTATCATTTTATGTCTAATTACATCAAAAATTCTATTAAACTCTTTTTGAGTCATTGTTCCTAATATAATTCTCTTTATTGCGTTTTCATATTCAAGAACATTTTCTGTATGAGTCAATGTTGCTATAAATTTTCTAGCTACTTTTCGTACGGATCCTCCAAATTTTGCTATAGTATGATCCTCTAAATTTAATCCAGGAATGTATTTATCATTTACAGGTCCTTTTAAATCCATCGCATATTTAGCTCCCAAGAAAAATCTCTTCCAATAATAAGCTGCTTCAATCATAACTTCAAGATTTTGTTTAACAGCTTGTATTTTTTCTTCAGGAAATTTTCCTTTTAGATCATCAATATTAATGCTTCTTAAAGATGTAATTTTTGATAACTGATTTACCTTTTCAAGTAATTGGTTTAATACAAACTCAGTTTCTTCAATATGTTGTCTTTGAAGATCATAAAATTTATCATCGATCTCAGTGAAAAGGGCTTTAGCCTTTTTATAATTTTCAACTGTAGTTTTTAAGCTCATATCTATGATTTAAATTAATCCGTAGTTAGTTCATCACCTGCTTTTAAAATTCTTTGTGGTGTTTCAGATGTATCTTCTCCTTCATCTTCAAGAGATTTTCTAATTCTTAATATTTCTCTTTCGCTAAATTCATCTGCTAACATTGCATATAAAGGAGCTCTCTCATCCTTACCTAATTTCTTGATGTCCTTTATAAGTAGAGTAACTCTCTTTGTTAATTCTTTACGGTCATATTTATCTTTTTCCGCAATTAATTCCTTAATATTGTCTTCAACTTTCTGTGCTCCGGTTTTTTCTGGTTTTGCTTCTCCAGACTTTTCTTCTTCTCCTGGTTTTTCTTCGCCCGGTTTCTTTTCTTCAGTTTTTTCTGATTCCCCTTTCTTTGCAGATTTTAGGAATCTTTCAGTCTTTTCTTTAGCTTCTTTTAAATCCTCTTTTAAATCCTGATTTAATTGAGCTATTAATTCTTTATCTGTGATAATTCCATCTTTAATTAATTGATTAAATGCATTTAATCTAATATGAGGAATTTGTATTTCCCAATAAGTTTTTAGTGCTGTTTTTTGACTATCTTTTAGTTTTTTGATCTCATCTATTCTTTCGTAGATTTCTTTTGATTTAGATGTAGAAATTTTAGAAATAAATTCATTGGTTTCACGAATAAATCTTCTCTCATATTCGCGTTTTTGATTTACTAATGCATCAAGTTCAGCTTTTGCTTCTTCTCCTTCTTGAGATCTTAATTGTTTTTCTTTTTGAACAAGCTGCTGTCGTATTTGAACGGTCTTCTTTCCTAATTTTGAAGAGTTTTCTACAATTTTTTCTTCAAACTTTTTTGCAATGCCATTTAGTTTCATCAAATAAGCCTTTTTGATACCGGCTCGAAGAAGGGATTTTCCGAAAAACCCCACAAGACCTCCAAGAGTTACTATTCCAGCAAGTACCCCTAAAAGGCTTACTTCATTTAAAACTTCTCTATTTTCTTTTACATCATCAATAGTGAGATTGTGCTCAATAAGAACCTCGTTTAGCTCTAAGAATTCACTGTATTTCATAATTTTGCACTAATTTTTTATATATATCCCTTAATATATAAAATAAAATCAATGAATCAACGCAGAGAACCTGCTGCGTGAAATGAAAATATATAAATAAAAAATAAGAACTGCTATGAAATTACACGAAAGTTTGAGCGCTTATAGAGATTATAAATTCTTTTCTTTATTAGAAGCAAAAGAAAAAGCTAAGAAGGATTTCTTCCAAAAGAAAGATAAAAAGGAAGATAAAAAGAATCCTAAAAAAGGAACTAAAGATCCAGAAAAAGCACTTCAAGAAAAAGAAGCTGCCCAAGCTGCAAAAGATGCTATGGACATCGTAAAAAAAGTCCGTGATAATTTTGCAAGATTTAAAAGCTTTGCAGGCAACCAAGTTGGTGAATACAAGAAATTCTGGGATATGCAGAAAAAAGCTACTCAAGCTGTTTGTGCAAAAGATCCTGCATGCAAAATATGTTATGCACTATTTGCAGACGGAACTTCAGATAAGTATAACCCAAGTTATTTAATTTGCTTAAGAAACGTTGAGGGAAATCTATCTCTTTCAGTCTATAAAACCCATCTTGAAGAAGGTGAAGAAAACCCAACATTCACTGTATCAAATGATCAAGCTGAAAATGATTTTAAAACTTTCTTTGCAGAACTTAAAAAAGAATTAGCTGATGTTAAAAACAACTATATTAAGACTGTAGAAACCAAGAAGAAAGAAGAAGAACATCAGAAAAAAAGAGAAAAGCTTGACAAATTCTTAAAAGCATAATGCGAGCTAGATTTATAAATGAAGCTAAGTATTGGGACGAATCATCCCCTTACATGGCGGAATATCAAGATTTTTGGGAACAATTAGTTCCTCGTGAAGGAGAAGCTGATACACTTCAAGGAGAATTACTCCGTATGATTTCACGTATATCTTATGACTATTATAACAATGGTTTTGGAAATGATAAATCCGAAGAAGCCGAGTTTTTAAATCAACATGCTAATTTATTTAAACCCCTCATGAGAGACCCTAATGTATGGGACACTTTTTATAATCTTTATGAGGATATTGCCTTTGGAAACTACGCAAAATTTTATAAAAATGTTGAAAATGAATATAGTGCGGATTACGATGATGAAGATGATTTTGATCCACATTTAATGGATTCAATTGAAGATTATATAAAAAGAAATCATTGGGATGTTGAAAAACATTTAGACGAAATAATGGATGGCATTGTAAAATACATCCGACTAACCCAAGATAAGTTAGAACCTTTACATTAACTTATCGACCACGTGTCGAAAAAGTAACGAAGTCGCCTTGGCGACTTTTGTTTTTTACAAAACTTTTTACTTCTAACCGGGTATAATAGTCAAAATAATATAGCAATTATGTCAAAAGTATTAATTACCGGTGTAGCAGGGTTACTTGGAACACATTTATCAAGACATTTATTATCACAGGGTCATACTGTAATAGGAATAGATAACCTCTTTGGGGGGTATAAAGATTTTGTGGATCCCAGAATACTATTTTTCGAAGTAGATCTTGCAGATAGTCAAAAGGTTGCAGCAATATTTAACGCAGAAAAACCTGATTATGTTTATCATTTTGCCGCTTATGCTGCCGAAGGACTTAGCCCATTTATTCGTAACTTTAATTATACGAATAATGTTCTTTGTTCTATAAATGTTATTAATGAATGTTTGAAGAATGATGTTAAAAAATTAATATTCACTTCTTCTATGGCTGTTTACGGTGTTGGCCATCCACCATTTACAGAAGATCAATTACCTTCTCCAATAGATCCTTATGGTATAGCTAAGTTTACTGTTGAACAAGATATTAAACAAGCCCATAATCAATTTGGATTAAACTTTACTCTTGTGAGACCCCATAATGTTGTTGGCATATACCAGAATATATGGGATCGATATCGTAATGTTATTGGAATCTGGACTCGTCAAATTCTTAATAAACAACCGATAACAATATTTGGTGATGGAATGCAAAAAAGAGCATTCTCAGACATTTCATTTTATATGACTCCATTTACAAGATTAATGGAAGAGTATGGTGGAGAAACATTTAACATCGGCGCTGATAAAGAATATAGAATAATCGATGCAGCTATGTTATTAAATAAAGTAGCACAAAAGCATGGATTCAAAAGCGAAATAAAACATCTTGAACCAAGACACGAAGTTAAAGATGCATTCTGCGATCATGCTAAAGCTAAGAAAATGTTAGACTTTGTTGATGGAACTGATCTAGAAAAAGTTATGCATGACATGTTTACTTGGGGAATGATGCAACCTGAAAGAACAGTGAAGACCATTCCTTACGAAGTTGAAAAGGGAATGTATTCATTCTGGAAGTAAAATAATTAAATAACTATGGAAGTTTTAAGACACTCGGCTCAAGATCGTACACCATATCTTCTTTTTGATGGTGATAAAGGTGAGCTTGTTATGAGAGGAAGATGTATTCCTGAAGATGCAAAAGGATTTTTTAAAGATCTTCATGATTTAATGCAGGAATATGAAAAAAATCCTCGAGAAATTTTAGAAGCAACTTTTGATCTTGAATATTTTAATACAGCTACAGCTAAGGAGTTAATGAGCTTGTTATATCGATTTAAAAAATTTCCATCTCATGTAATATGGTGTCACGAAATAAAAGATCGTGACATGATTGATGTTGGAAAAGATTTTGAAGAAATTTTACAAACAGTTCCATTTACCTTTCAAGAAGTAGAACGATAATGTTAAAAGTAAAAACTTTAGTAAGAGATAGTTCTATAAATGGAAAAGGATTAATTGCAGATGAAGATATTCCTAAGGGAACAATAACATGGGAATTTTTTCCTGCGGTTGATATTGTTTTAGATGGATTAGATCTATCAGACATTGATAGAAAATTTGTTAAAAAATATTCATTTAAAGACAAACAAACAGGAAAATGGATATTATCCTATGATAATGACCGGTATACAAATCATTCAAATGATCCGAATACTGGCCCAACACCTGATGGAAAAATGATCGCATTACGAGATATTAAACAAGGAGAAGAAATAACTTCTAATTATTACGATATTGATATTAACGCTAAAGACAAATTAAAATGAAAAGTGACAGATTAGGAATTGGTGTAATGCTTTGCATGATGGGTGGTAATGAAGAAACTCTTAATGCTATAAAGGAATCAGTTGGTAAAAGAATTGAAAAAGTTTGGCTAGATGAAGAAAACGACAAACTTCGTTTTAATCTTGAAGACGGCACTCAATTAGTAATGTGGGACGGTGGGCAAAGTTGTTGCGAACATCGTTATATGAGAACTGATGACGATCTCAATGAATATTGTGGAGCTATTTTAGAAGATTTTGAATTAAAAGACGCGCCGGATGTTGAAGATGAATGGGGAGAAGTGCACGAAGTTCAATTTCTTGATGTAAAGACAAACAAAGGAATTTTTCAAATGGCAAATCATAACGAACACAATGGCTACTATGGTGGATTCTGGATTGAAGCCAGAAAAGATCAAATTTGATAATAAACATATTCCATTTAATTTTAGAGTTAAATTAAGTGACCGAACCATATCTATGGGTCGAGGTTATGTTGGTGGTGGATCATCTGCAACTACTTGGATAGGTGGTGGAGCCACTGCTATGGTTAATATCGGCCAAGGGGCGATGGGTATGCAAGGTCCTGTAGGGGTTCAGGGAATTCAAGGTATTCAAGGTCAACAAATTATTCCACAGCAATTTGAAGATTGGCAAACAATGCCAGTTCATGCTGTAATCACAGAAGAAATGATTGAACGTGAAATGAGAACTCCTTTTCAACGGTTTATTCATATACTTGGTTTCTAATGAATGCAAAAGAACATATAGAAACGTGGGAAAAAATTCAAGAATTACGTGTTGCTCTAGAAGATATTGTTAAAAAGAAAATGGAACAGATAAACGAACAAAATTTTGAGTCCGCTGCAGCTTGTAGAGATAAAGAAAAAGATATTTTAGATATGTTAGATAGTTTCGGATTAGTTACAGAAGAAGAATTTGAAAAACACAGTTATAAGTATCATGAATCAAATAAAAATAAATAGTGTTCATCTTGCTTCATCTCAAAACTTAACTGAAATACAAGAAAATGAATGGGAGATAATTGCTCAACAAAAACATTCATTTTTTCTTTCAGATACAAATGATATTCATTATTTAAGATTTCCTGGATTTGTTTTTTCTAATTTAGAAGCACAAAATAATTATCTAAAAATTTATAAAGATTTTGTAGATAATAATATATACACCCCATCAAGAGGAAATCTTTCCAAAAGCAATAATTATATTTTCATCGGTATTCGTCCAGGCCATGTATACGCGCACTTAAGTAAAGCAGATACTGCATGGCTTTTTGGACCAAGTAGCACATTACTTCATAAGTTATTGATCGCTACAAATATTTACCCCTATTTCACGAATATTTATAATGAGCCTAATAAGCCATTTAATAAAGATTTTAACTTCATTTTCAAAGAACTTGTAGTTATCTTCTACATATATAAAATAGTATATCAAATAAATGAAATGAATTTAGTATTTATGGGAAATTATGAAGAATACCCATTATTTAAGGAGTATTTACTTAATCATCCTATAATTAAAAAATTCAATATGAAAATTAATTTTCGATCTATTTGGCATCCTGGATTTTTAGCAAGAGGATATGATGATCGTAAATTTGAAACCTGGAAAAGCCAATTAAGATGATACAGTTTCCTAAGAAAATTGATAGAGAATTAGTTACAGATGAAGAAGGAAAATGGCTTGCTGCTAAACGTGATTTAGAAGAAGCAATAAAATCTTTACCAGGAATTAAAATAAGTTGTTCTTCTGATAGTATTGGTCCGCTTAAACCATATATGATTTTCTTAAGAGCGACAAATAAAAAAGGACTTGCTTTCTTAACTCGATGCATTGATCATAGATATTGGAAATATGGACATATATGGAAATTAGAATTAATTATAAGTGATACACTTTATCATGGAGATGTAATTACATATTGGCTTCATAGTGGAAAAAGTACCGGAAAAGAAGCATATGAACAAGCAGTTGATTTAGTTGAGAATATGGAATATCATTTGAACCATGAAAATTTTATGAAGTTTTTTAAGTTAAAAATAGAAGATTTTGATTTATGAAAATTGCCGTTATTAAGTTAGGTGGAAGAATTGCAAACGAAGGTTACGGAGTAACTTCATTTGAAGCTGTATCAGTAAGTAAAATGTTAAGCATAGGTGGGTCAAATCAAGTGGATTGCTTCACAAAAATTTCTGATAAAGATATTCCTATTCCTGAATTAAATGTTTTAGACATCACAAAGCATTATGAAAGTGTTTCTAAAAATTATGACGCTCTTATAGTTATTAATGGAAACATTAACTTTTATGGTGGTGCTGAAACACCTGAACAGCTAATGAACCTCCACATCATAAACAATTTCACGGGAGGCCCTGTTTTCTATATTTTTATAGACACCTTACTTCCACTTAAGAATGTATGGGAGAGCATTAAAGTTAAGCCCTGGGGTAAGAAATACCAAGAGAAAGATATGTTAATTACTCGTGATGATATTATTTACGTCACGATGTGTTATGATACTGAAGCAGTATATGAAATAACTAAGAAAACAGGAATAAATCCTAAAAGTATTTCATATTTTCCATTTGAAAAATATCCGTTCTTTGGAGAAAGATTAAATTATATTGGCAAGAAAACAGTCGATCTTATTTACGGAGCTAACAGCTTTAGAAATAAAAGAGAAAAGAAAATGGTCAAATATTATTTTGACATGCCCGAAGATATTAGTACTGTATTCTATGGCAAGATGAAACTTGAAGATTTTAAGCCTTCATTAGTTGCAGGAAAATTGTGTCCAAAATTTGAAGGTCCAATTCAATATAAAGAAAATCTTGAGAAAATGAATACCGCGATTGCAACTGTAAATATTAGTGATACATTTAATGAAGGAAGACAATTAAATCCAAGAGTTTATGAAACTGTTTTAGCAAATGTAGTTTCATTAATGGATATTGAGTATGACCCGCAAAAGAGGGCATTCTCTGATCCTTTCTTACAAGACTTCTTATATGTTAAAAATCAAAAAGAAGTTGTTGAAAAAATTAGACAGCTTAAAAATGATGAAGAATTAATGATTGAAGTTCTTAAAGCCCAGTATGAAGATTCATATATTTCAAAGGAAAATTTAAGCGCTAAGTTTTGTAAGTTGATAAATGACTTATATTTAGAGAACGTAAAAGAAGTTCCGACGATAAATAATATAGAAGTTGTTGATGTTAGACCATTAAAAACCAAGGCATTATTCTAATGGATAGTCAAATAGATAAATTTATTGATTGGATTTATAAGAGTTCTTCTTTGAATAACTTTGTAAAAATGATACAAGCTCCTGCTCCTGTATTTAAATATAGTACAACAGCTGGAACACATGAAATTTCATTACAAAATTATAGAGAAGATTTTATAGTTTCATACAATCAAAATGATCCTTCATTAGATGCGGCTTCAAAAAAATTTTTATTAAATCTTGAGGATACTTTTAAACAATTTATTGATAATAATTGTGCAACAGAACGAATTTCATTTTATAAAAATAACTTTTATAAACCCCCAATAAAATATTTTAAAGTTAATACTAGATTTCATTTAAATTCTAAAAAATTCCATATTAATCGTTATCAAAATATACTTGGAATAATAGAACAATGCCAAATGGAAATGTACAATTATTATCAAGATGATTTATTTTATGTAATTGTTTCACCTGAAATATCTAATTTTATAGGGCATAACAATGCGATCGATCCAGTAGCTTTTAGTACATTTAATGTAGATACAATTAATGCTGATCCTGTATTTATTCATCATTTTGCGAAATTTAAAAATATAACAATATTTGTGGATCCTCGTATGAATCAGAACACGATGATATTTGGAACAACGAAGAGATTTGATCATGGCAATATAATGTTTTATTATAAATCAGACAAACCATTTTTAGAATATGCAAATGTTGGATTTGATTTAGGAAAAAAAAAATGTGTATAAATTTATTTCATACAATTCAATCAATAGACTACGAACCAAAATTTAAAAAAATAATATTAGACGTATGACTCCAACAGATCTTAGAATTAAATTTAAAATGGAAACAGGTGAATATCCTGTTTGGAATGAACAAAATGAATTGCGTCCTTGGGATGGATGGATTCTTATTGGAGATAGAGCCATTATTAGAGGAATTCCTAAATCCATATATGGATTGTGGTTAGAAGAACAACTTGGCATAAAAGAAATTCGCGACATTTATCATTGTGATACTGCTCATTATGCAACATACCCAACTAAAAGAAATGAACACGATCGATTATGCTCCCAATATATGTTGTGGCTTGAATATCAATTATGCGGTTAGAAAACTATCAACCAACAACTTCATAAAAGATATATGAGTTTAATTAACGAAAAATACGATAAAGTTGTCTGTATTTGCTTGAGAGAACGAGATGACAAATATAAATATATGTTGTCTCAATTTGCTAAGCATAATATTGAAGTAGAATGGTTTAGACCAGTTATTCCTGGTTATGCTGTTAGATTATTAGAACCATATTGTCAGAGATATAATTCAGTAGGAAACAAAAAAGTTTTATTTAATCCTCAATTTCCTAATGAATTGGGAGCAATGCAATCTCATTATCACGTTATTAAAACTGCTTTGCTTGAGGGGGCAAAAAGTTTATTCATATTTGAAGATGATTGTGCATTCCATAGAGATTTTGATAATCTTATAGTTAAATATTTAAGTAGTGTTCCCGAAGATGCTGATGGTATTCTCTTATATTCTTATATGGCTCAACTACAGCCTCAAAATATTAGAGTCAAACCACGTTGGACTAAAGGGTTTGCAAGCTGGTCAATATTAGCTTATGGAATGAATAGAAAAGCTATGGAACGTTATATCCAAATAGCAGATACTCAACCCATGATTGCTGATACGATTACTCTTCATATGATGACTAATGAGAAGTTTAATTTTTATATTGCTACACCGCCGTTGGTTATTCCAACTAAAATGTTAAGTTCAGATATACGAGGAAAAAATAAGAATTATGACCAAGCACAATTCTTAGGTGGAAATGTATTTATGCTTGGAATAAACGAAAATGATTATGAATAAACCTGATTTAAAAATATGGTTTGCTGACTTTTGGCCAGAATGGAATATCGAAGATTTTATAACACCAATATTGAATGGACACTTTAACGTTACTCTTTCTAAAAGCAACCCTGACGTTCTTTTTCATTCTATTTTTAATAGGATGGTTGAGACACCGAAATTCAAATGCAAAAAAGTCTTAATACTAGCCGAAAATTGGAGGCCATCTCAATTTAAATCTGATTATTCTATTTCATTTGATCCTCATTCCAAAACTAATTTTAGGTTGCCGTTATGGCAAATATACTGGTTAATGAAGCCAGAATTAAAAGATAGGTTATTTAACAGAAAAAGATTAGATAATTTTGAAAGATTCTGCGCATTTACTGTTTCTAACCCATCTAATATGTTGAGAAATAATCATTTTGATTTAATATCATCATATAAAAGAGTTGATTCTTATGGAAAAGTAAGAATGAATTCATTTGAATTAAAAAATGCTACAGATGGAAAATATTGGAGAGATGCCAAGGATGAATTCTTTTTAAAACACCCTCATAAATTTATGATGGCATATGAGAATTCTTCATATCCATATTATTCGACTGAAAAACTTATGGATGCTTTCTTAGTTGGTTCTATGCCAATATATTGGGGTGATCCCAAAATAGAACAAGATTGGAATCCAAAAGCTTTTATTAATGTGATGAAACATCCTGATTGGTTAGATTGGATTAAAACAGCAGATCAAAATCAAACTTTTTGGGAAGAAATGTACTTAGAACCTGTATTTACAGAGGAACAAAAGAACAAACATATCGAAAATTTGTTTAATTTTGAAAAATGGTTGATAGAGATCGTATCATAGAACTTTGGGAAGACAAAACGGAAGCAATTTCGTTATGGGAAGATTTAGTTCTTAAATCTATGCCAGATTTAAGTTACGACGATTTAGCAAGGGTTTCTTGCTACATGAATGATTACTCTAAGAAACTGTCTAATGATTATCATCGAAGATTATCTGATGGAGAAATGGAATTGGTTACAGGAAGCTTATTTATTTTATCTAAAATAAAAGATATATCAAAAATTTCTTTCATAAACGAAGAATGTGGAGAACATGAAATTAAGGTAAGATTTGAATCTATGGATCAGATTGAAATGCTTCAAAATATTTGGAATATCAACGCAAGAGAAATGGCATTTCAATCTTTATTAGGAGAAGCTATAAATTCCATCAATAAAAATATTGATGAAGGAAAAACAATTCACGTTAATAGTTTAATAAAAAGCATAACGTTAATTGCTGAAGGCACACATGCGCCTGTTTTAATATTAAAAATGAATATAAAATGTACGGAACCGAACGAGAAAAACATTTAGGGGGATGGTGGAATTCCAAAAATCCATGGGGTGATCCAGGAACATGGGCTCCTGAAATATGGAATAAAATTATAAGAGACTTTAACATTGAAAGTGTTGCAGATATGGGATGTGGTCTTGGCCATTCTACATTATATTTTGCAAGAAAGGGGCTTTATGCTGTTGGAATCGAAGGCGGATCAAATGCAATAAATAATAATGTTTTTGAAGGATTTTTAATCAAAAATGACTACACAAAATCTTCAGCTTTTAATGATGAAGAATTTGATCTTGTTTGGTGTAGTGAATTTGTTCCTTATGTTGAAGAACAGTTTTTAGATAATATTTTGAATGATTTCAAACATAGTAAATATATTGCCATGAGTTATGAGGGAACTCAATGTCCGTTTAATAGATTCAATGTTAAAACCGAATCATATTGGATCGATAAATTAGATTCTATTGGATTTAAATTTAAAGAAGAATATTCATCTGAATTACGACAATTAGCAAGTAGAATGAATATGCTTCGTGATTTTCCTCATAGTGGCCATTTACAAAAATTATTATTTTTTGAAAAAATATGATTTACGACGTAGCAATATTAATCAATCTAGAACGAAGAGAAGATAGAACTAAACGAGTTATTGAACATCTTAAAAAGAGAGGGGTTCAAAATCTAATAGTTTATCCTGCATTTGATGGAAAATTAATTGGAAATGTAAGAATAAATCCGCCTAGACGAAATTATTTTTCATGGACAACAATGAATATGAATGTTGCGGCTTGTGCATTATCTCATATAGGTGCCTTAAAAATGGCCAAAGCTTTAGGATATAATCAACCTTTAATGCTTGAGGATGATGTAGTTCTTTCAAAGGATTTTAATGAACGTATGGTTGCTTATGAAAAAGAACTTGAAGATATAGAATGGGAACATTTATTTGTTGGAGGAGCAATACGTAGATTTAAGGAAATGAAGCAAATAAAAGACCACATTTGGACTTCTTCTTTTACCGATTGTACTCATGCTTATATCGTTAAAGGATCTGGAATTAAGAAGATTTCTGATGAGATGTTAAAATTCAATACAACTGTTGATGATGCAGTTAATGACATTATTTTGAATGGAACACTTAAATCATTTACTGTTTTACCATTAGCCGCATATCAAATAGCTGATTTATCTGATATTGATGGCCAATTTAGAGCTAGAGTAGACACAATGGAACATTATAGAGAAACGTTATGAAAGATTTAATTGAAAAATTCGAAGAAAAAGTTAGGAAAGAATTTCCTGATTTGCAAACCATGACAGTACATCATGACAAAAAATGTATTACGTTCGATTTATGGCCTTATACAGATGAAGGCATGAATAATTTAGATGATGTAGTACAAAAAGTAATTAAGAGGTATTTTAAAGATCGTTTAAAACGATTAAATGAAGAAGAATTTTGGGACTTAGTTGGCGAAGATGAAGTCAATTTTAGTTATGATGAAGATATAGTTGTAAAAATTTTATAATATGATAATAGTAGCAACAAGAGAAAATTTTAAAGAAGTCTTGGATAAATATGGTGACAAAAGGGGAATGATTAAAGGAGTCTATATTTATGATGGTAAAAGAGTAGAAGGCCAACCAATACAAGTTCAAACGTCCTATAAAAATTATATAGATGGGGCTTTTAAAAACTTGTCAAACCATGGTCATGTAGAATCTTTTACATTTGAATTTAATGAAGAAGATAATTAGTTTTTCTCTTTGGGGTAAAAAACCATTTTATACTCAAGGAGCTATTGAAAATGTAAAACTCCAACCAAAAATATATCCTGGTTGGACTTGTCGTTTTTATGTAGACGAAACCGTTCCTAAAGAAATTAGAGAAGAACTTACATATGATTCAGAAGTAATTCTTATGCCAAAATCAGATGGTAATTATGGAATGTTCTGGAGATTTCTGCCGTTAGATGATATTAGTGTTGATCGATTTATTGTTAGAGATACTGATTGTCGATTAAATCTAAGAGAGGCTGATGCTGTTAGAGAATGGGAAGAAAGTGGAAAAATGTTTCATATAATGAGAGATAATCAATGGCATAATGTAGTTCCGATATGCGGAGGGATGTGGGGTGCTACCTCTGAATTTAGACCAAAATATCAGCAAATATTAGAAGATTGGTTGAGTAAAAATCAGCATCGTATTTTTGGCCACCCAAGAGGAAAATATTTCTATATTGATCAGTCATTTCTTCAAGAAAGGATATGGCCATTAATAATTAATAAGCACATAGCGCACGAAAGTGTTGTAAGTACTTGGGCGGGGGATAAAAGGCCTTTTAAAGTTGAAAATGAAAATAAAATGTTTGTTGGGCAAGGAATAGATTTATGAAAGCAGTTTTAATAGCACATTATAATGAAGATTTGAATTGGATAAAAACTATTGATTCAAATTTAAAAATATTTATTTATTCTAAAACTAATAAGAATCATCATTTTTATCCAATTAATAAAGGGCAAGAAGTAAATTTGTATTTAAAATACATTATTGATAATTATAAAAATCTTCCGGAGAAAACTTTATTTTTGCATGCACATGAAAATTCTTATCATCAAGAATTTGTTTCGTCTTTTATATGTAACAATGTTAATTGGGAGTGTGATGATTATTTTTCAGTTAATAGAAGAGATTATTATCAAGAAGTTTCCGATAAATATAGTTTAAGCGGGGGAGCATACCATAATTGGTTGAAAACAAATTGGAATCAGCTGTATAATAATTATTTAGATTTTCCAGAAAAATTGATGTTCTATTCATGTGCCCAATTTGTAGTTTCCCAGGATTTAATATTGCAATACCCCATTCTTTTTTGGAATAATTTGTTGCAATGGATTAATTTAACACATTTAAGTAACGTTATTACATCAAGAATATTTGAATATACATGGCATTATATATTTACTAAAAATGCAATAGAAAAAAAATATGAAATAAATGAAATATTAAAAATATGAAAAAATTAAATTTAGGCTGTGCAAATGATATAAAAGAAGGATATGATAACATCGATATGTATTGTAACGATCCAAGGGTTATTAATGCCGATGTTAGTGATCTTTCTAAATTATATGAATTAGATAGTGTTGATGAAATATATGCCAGAGATATTTTAGAACATTTACCGTTTAAAAAGATTCCTCAAATATTATTTCATTGGTGTTCCTTGCTTCGAAAAGGTGGAAAAATTTATATACAATCTATTGATCTTGATAAACAAATAGAGGCATATAATCAAAAAATATGGACAGTGGAACATATGAATACTTTTGTTTTTGCAGGACAACAATGGATTGGTTCGGAAATGAAAGAAATAGGGGAAGATGTAGATTTTCATAAAAGTGCTTTAACACAGCCATATTTAATTCATTTAATGAAAAATATTGGAATGGAAGTTATTTCAAGAACACAAGACGAGTTAAGTCCAATGCTAAGAAATAATCCGTATGCTCATAATTTAAATTATAAAATATGGTTTCAAAAAAAATAATCAGTTCTAATCAATCCAAGGGATTAGGAGATATTTTAATTTTGACTGCTGTTTGTAAAATTTTAAATGGGGTAGATGAAATACATTTGAATCCAGGTGTACAACAATTTAAATTATTTTTTGACGGAATTTGCAACAATATTATTATAACAAAAACCCCATATTTATTAAAAGATATCGGAGAAGGACATTTTATTGAAAGAAAACTTAGAAATTTTTTGAGTGATGATCAAATTCCGAAGGAATATTATCCACAAATAAATGTTAAAAATGATGATAATCTAAAATGGGCTAAATCTATACAATCACAATATGAAAAACCAATTTTAATATTTCATCCAAACTGTTCTTTACCTTGGAAATATAAAAAAGAATACGGAAATAAGGCAGATGAATATTTCACAATGCAACAAATAATCAACTTTTTATCTAAAAAATTTACAATAATCCAAACTGGATTATCATCTAATTTTACTAAATATAATAATGTAATAGAGATGAAAGATTTACCTCTAGGAAAATTAATATCACTATATTATATCAGTGGAAGATATTTAGGTTCTGATACTGGCGATTTTCATTTAATGTTAGCTGTGGGAGGAAAAACTTTAGTTTTACATCCAATTGGAAAATTAGGAGATGATTTATTGAAAGATTGGGGGTACAGAGGAATTAGATATAAAAGACTTTTGTTTTCTGAAATCAATAATATTTATAAAGATAATTTTTTATTGTGACAATAACTATAGATTATCCATATAGTCAAATTATTCCAGATGAATTAGAATATCTAAAATTTTTAGTTCATAAAGTTTCTAATAATTTTTTAGAAAATGAAATAAATTTTTATATTACGAATAACCGTCATATTACATTTAAAACTAAAAATAATGTCGTTTTTTTAAGCGGAAACGAGAACAATTGTATTTTAGAAGATAACAATTTTATATTATGTTTTAACAATTTTTATCGTAAAATTTTAGATGCGCGTTATCACCCATTTCCCCTAGGTACGAATAAATTTATTTTTGAAATAAGAAAAAAATATAAACCTGTTGAATTTGATAAACGTAAATATGATATTTTTTTTGCTGGATGTATACATCCTTCAAGACAACAATTCAAATCTCAAATACAATTATTAAAATGTGAAAAATATTTACATTTTTCTTCAAAAAATAATTTACAATCATTTGAAAATGATTTATCTCCGGATGAGTATTTACAAATAGCGTTTAATTCTAAAATTATATGCGCCCCCAGAGGAGCTCATCATATATCTACATATAGATATTTTGAATCAATACTAAGTAAATCTATATCTATAATAGATTATAACGATGATGAAAATATTTATTTTGAAGAAAAAAACCCCCTATGTATTAAAATTAAAAATTGGATAGAATTAAATGATGATATGATAAGCAATTTGATTAATGATTATAATAATATGTTCACTTTATATGATGATTTTTTCAATCAATATATGGATGATGAAGCAATTGTAAAACGTACAACAAATATTATAAAATGTTCGATTATATAAATGGAAATAAATTCCTAGAAATTGCAGACTATTCAATTGATTTTGATCACAATAATGTAGGATTAGAATTGTTTAAAAAGAATGCCATTATATTCTGCAAAACGGATTTTATAAGTCAATTATTTGATTACATGAGATGGTCAGGAAGAAAATACATCCTTATTTCTCATATGTCTGATTATCCAATAAATGAAGCTAGATTCAAATCAGCTCCTCAATCTATTGTAAAATGGTATGCTCAAAATGCTATCTATGATCATCCTAATTTGATTTCTGTTCCTTTAGGTTTAGAAAACCATAAAGGTAGGTCAAAAGGAAAATTCACAAATCATCAATGGTTTGAAGATAACGTAGGTGAATTAAAAAACATTCCTAAAGATTGTGCGTTATATTGTAATTGGAACATCAACACAAATAGAGAAGTTCGAGCAAATATCATCGAAACTTTACAACAAAATGATTTACAAATAGTTTTTCATAGTAATGTTTCATATGAAGAATATTGTGAACATATGGCTCATCATCGATGGGTTGTTTGTCCTCCCGGAAATGGAGCAGATACTCATCGATTATGGGAAGCTCTTTATCTAGGATGTTATCCCATCACTTTAGAGAACAGAATTTACAAATATTATGATCTACCAATCTTACAAGTAAAAAAATGGTCTGATATAACATATGAATTATTAGATGAACATTTTCTTAAATGGAAAGACAAACAATCATTTGATCAATTAAAAATGAGTTGGTGGCAAAACTTAATTAAAGAAGAGTTTTATAAATTATAATGATGAAATCAATTTATATATACGGACATTTAGGAATGGGCGATATGATTTCCTGTAATGGAATCGTTAGATTTTATGCAGAAAAATATGATCGTGTTTACGTTTTTTGCAAACCTAAATATACTAAAAACGTATTATGGATGTATAGAGATAACCTAAACATTCATGTACTACCAATGGAAGATAGTCAAGTTCAATTATTTATGCATGTAAATCCTCAACACGAATTTTTAATTGTTGGACATGAAAAATTACATGAAGAATTAAGGCAAGATCCAAAAGGAAGATTTGATCAAGTATTTTATAAAATGGCAGGAGTTCCTTTTGAAGATAAATGGAACAAATTTCATTATGAACGTGTTCCTGAACTGGAAAAAGATGTTTATTATAACAAGCTTAAGTTAAAGGATAATTCTGAATTTATTTTTGTTCATGATGATCTAGAAAGACCCATTTCCTGGGATAAACTTCCGCATGAAATAAGAATAATACGCCCTGATCGCCAAGATATTTCTATATTTGATTTTTTATACACAATAGAAAAGGCAAAAGAAGTACATTGTATTGATTCTTCTTTTTTCAATCTTATAGATTGTATACAACTTAGACAAGAAAACTTATTCTTCCATAAATATGTTAAAATACATTTAGTCGGAGAAGGTGGCACACCAACAACAAAATTACCATGGAAAATTCTCTAAAAACATTAAATGATCTAAAAGAGTATTATAAAAAACTTTATGTAGATCAGCATGTCCCATTTGCAATTCGCAGAAAGGATGGATCAATGCTGCTTTTAAATAATGACTTCAAAACATATTCATTTGAGGCTTTACGAGGATCTGCCAATGATTATAGATATACATATGATAGATTATTTAATGACGCGAGAGTAGAGCCTGGAGATTTTGAAGTAGTATCTTGGGCTCCAATAGAAAATTTATTCAATCACCCAGAAAAATATTTTGAAGGAGATCAAGTAAAAGTAAATTATAGAAATCAATTAACGACCAAAAAGATGGAAATATTAGCACCAATTTCATTAGGAGAACTTTATGATAAAATCTCTATTTTAGAGATAAAGATGGAAAGAATTAAAGATGAAGAGAAATTAGAATTAATTCGAAAAGAACTATTTTTGTTGAATGAAATATCTAGTAAATTTCCAATAGATGATAAACTTTATTTTCAATTAAAAAAGAAAAATGAAGCCTTATGGGGTATAGAAGACAATATTCGAATAAAGGAAGATCGTAAACAATATGACGAAATTTTCGTTAAACTTGCAAGAGCGGTATATATAACAAATGATGAACGTAGTCTCATTAAAAAGAAAATTAATGAGAAATATGGTTCCAATATTATGGAGGTTAAATCGTACAAGGACTATAAATAATGAAGCATTGTCACTTTACAATCCTATATAATGAAATAGATTTTTTAAGGCTTAAGATGCCATTTTTATATGAGCATTTTGACCAACTTATTTTTTATGATTTGAGCGCGTTTGGAAATGAAAGAAAATTTTCAAATGATGGAAGTCACGAGTTTATAAAAAATTATCCAGATCCTGACAACAAGATCACTTTAATTGAAGAAACGGATTTATCTGGAGTAACTCCATTGGGTGCAGGAAACGAAATAAAATGTAAAATGTTTTCCTATGGAAGCAATTTTGTTCATGATGACATAGATGTTTTCTGGTGTACTGATATGGATGAATTTTTTAAAGAAGATTTAATTGCAGAAGTTGAAACCATTTTTAAAAGATCTGTAAATTCAATAGGAACAAAATTTTATAATTTCTATAAAACCCCTGAATTTCTTTTGACAAATAACAAAGAATTATATGTAAATCCAACACCAAATTCCTCAGTTAGAATAATACGTCATCAAAAGGGAAATAAATATGGGCACTGCGATGGGGCTAAATACCGACCTATAAACTTAACAACAAAGAATGCTCTTTATCATCTGTCTTGGGTAGGAGAAAAACGAGTAAGAGAAAAGTTTTCATATTATAAAGACAATCCAGTGACAGGATTTGTGAGTGTTAAGTATATAAAAGAATGGGAAGAATTTTCTGAAGCTAAATTTAATGTTTTAAATAAAAAGGGATTTTATGGAAATCCGTTTGTTGGGCCAGGAAGATTTGACCGGACGCAAGTTACAAGATGCCCATTTGATTTATTTGAAGAACTTCCCTATTTAGATAAAGAATATGTACAAAAAATGATTTCAGGAATTTCTTCTGTCTTTACACCTAAACCAAAAGAAGAAATACAAGAGAAGCCTATTGAACATAAAGAAGAAAAAAAAACTTTTCCTCTTAAAAATTTTATAGGAAAAATAAAAAATCATGTTAAAGATGAACCCAAGGATTTGTCTAAATCTTTATCTTTAATATACTCTGTAACCACATATAATCGCTTATCATTTCTTAAAAAAACCATCGAAACATGGTATAACACCATTAATAAAAAACATAAATGGACTTTAATTGTTGCTGATGATAATTCTGATGACGGAACTGTTGAATATTTACGTAATTTAAAATTAGATGGAATTGAAATAATAATAATATTAAATAACAGAAGAGGTGTTCACCATCAAACAAATCAACTATTAAAAATCTCAATATCTAAAGAATTTGACATCGGGTTTAAATCTGATGATGATTTAGTGTTTATTAAATCTGGCTGGGATGATTTGTATATTAATGCCATTGAACAATCTGGGTATTCTCATTTGATTTTTTATGACAGAAATTGGGGTGTTCGAAGAAATGAAGTTCGTAATCCAATTTTTAAAGATGATATATTGCAAAATTATGTAGATAATGTAAATTTACAGGGAGCATTTTGGACATTTACAAAAGATTTAATAAAGAGTGTCGGATTTATTGATGTTCAAAATTTTGGACTATGCGGTCTGGGTCATGTTGATTTCTCATTGAGATGTTGTCGATCTGGATATAATGATTTAAACTATCCATTTGATGCCAAAGACAGCAACGAATTTATTCAATTAAACAAAGATAATTATATCAGCCATAATGAATTTCGAAGATTATGGAACACTGAAGATCAATTAAAAAATAAAAAACAATTACTTCGTAAATCAAGATTTTATGTTGCTTATAATGAAATTCCAACTAGAATGAATGGTACTAAAATTAAACAATCTTCGCCATTAAATGATTATTTTGATCACGTGTACTGTTTAAATTTAGATAGAAGATCTGATAAATGGGAAACCGTGAATCAAAGATTTTTAGAATTAAAAATAAATGTTGAAAGATTTTCGGCGGTTGATGGAAATTTAATACCAGATTACGTACTACAACAGTATGAAAAAATAAATAAATATGCAGTAGGTTGTATACTAAGTCATTATAAAATAATTGAGGATGCAAAAAATAATAAATATAATCGCATCTTAATTCTTGAAGATGACGTTTTATTCATCGAAAATTTTAATGATAATTTCACAAAGTTTATTTCACAAATAAAAAGTGATTGGAAATTGCTATATCTGGGTGCCTCTCAGCATGAATGGAATGGAATTAATGTTAGCAGAGGCTATTATTTGAGTAAAAATTGTGATGGAACTTTTGCCTATGCAGTAGATCATTCAATTTATGATCAAATATTAAATACAAATGATTTTAAAAATCGTCCTATAGATAACATGTTACATGATATTCAAGAAAAAAACTTTAATAAATGTTTTACATCATTTCCAAATTTAATAATTTCTGATGTTGGTGATTCAGATATTAGAAAATCCAGAGATAATGAAACGCATAGAGTTAAAATGAGATGGAATTTAGCAAAATATAGATGAAAAAAGTATTATTCTTATCATTTTCTAATTTAGTTAAAGATTATAATATATTCATGCATGTTGACTCTGCAAGAATAAAAGAATATTATACATTACTAAATGACAGATATGATGTAGATTTTCATGTTGTAGATAAAGAAAGCAATATAATTCCTTCCATTACAAACTTTAATTATGATTTCATCTTTATATTTCATGAAGAAACATATCATAGATTATTAAAAAATGACATTTCATTATTTACAAAACCTGTTTTTATTCAATTAGATTGTGCTATTTGGCCCTTTACACATGATTGGAACATAATGAATAAATTTGTTGCGGTTGGAATTGCTCATCCGCCATCATTTGAAAAGATAAAACATACTAATAAATATCTAATTCATAATGCATGTGTTTATCAAGAAAATTTGCCAAAAATTGATAATAATGGAAGCTTACTATATATAGGTAGAATAAAGGGGAAAACTAATAAACTTATAAAATTTTCTAAGGCAATAAAAAGAAATATTGATTTATATACATTTGATGTTGATGATGTTCCCAACGAACAATATATTAAATTTAAAGGACAATTAAAATATGCGGATTTATATAAAGCAATAAACAATCATAGTTACGGATTATGTTTTGAAGGAACACCTTCCCCTTGTGGCAAAGTATTTGATTATTTATCATATGGGCTTCCTGTTTTATATGAAGATTCTATTGGAGAAAGAGAAATACTCAAAAACGATAATTTAGGGATATTCTTTAATATGAATAATTTACAAAATTTAAATTTTATACATATAGATACTTCACATATTTTAAATGTCATACATCAAAAGCATTTATGGAAAAATCGAATAGAACAGTGGTTTAATATAATAGAAACATCAATATGAAATTATTAGAATATTTTGAAAGCAATCAGGATAGAAATGCCATGACCAAATGGCTTCACTATTTTGAAATATATGAGAAACATTTTAATAAATTTATTGGTAAAAACGTCAAAATTCTAGAAATTGGAGTGTGGCAAGGGGGTTCTTTAAAAATGTGGAAAGAATATTTTGGTAAAAATGCACAAATAATCGGTGTTGATATTAATTCAAAATGCAAACAAATTGAAGATGAACAAATAAAAATATACATCGGCGATCAAGCAAATATTGAATTTTTAAATAAACTTATTGATGAAGAAAAAAATTTTGATATTATTATTGATGATGGTGGTCATTTAATGAATCAGCAAATAACTAGTTTTAAAACTTTATATCCATTTGTAAATAACGGCGGAATTTATTTATGTGAGGATTTACATACTAATTATTGGACGCATTACGGAGGAGGATATAAATCAAAAAATACATTTATAGAACTAACTAAAAATTTAATAGATGAATTACACGCATTTTTTAGCCAATCTGATGATTTAGTAATAACTGATTTTACAAAAAGCACAACGGGCATTCACATATATGATAGTGTAGTCGTTTTTGATAAACAATATAGAAATAAACCAGAACAGGAAAAAATAGGAAAAGAAATATGGTAAGTTTATATAAAATAAAATCGAATTATATTCATCGAGACAATCCAAGACCATTTGATGATACTCCAAATACTGATAAATGGCAATACGAAGTTTATGAGTTAGCGCATACAATCGCTCTTATTATTCCTAAATTGTCAGTCCTTGATATTGGTTGTGGGTCAGGATATAAATTAGTCAATATTTTTAAAGAATTTGATACTTTAGGAATTGAATTAGAGGAAACTTATAAGTTTTTGATAGAAAAATATCCGGAGAAGAAATGGGAAATTAAAACAAATATTCCTCCGAAAGAAAAATTTGGAGTAGTTATTTTAGCGGATGTACTAGAACATCTAAATGACCCAGATGAAATGATGAAATATATTGAAAAAATTAATTTTGAATATTTAATTATTTCAACACCTAATAGAGATAATCTAGAGTTATCTCAAAATGGACCACCAAAAAATGACGCACACGCAAGAGAGTGGTCATCATCAGAATTAAGAGAATATATCGGTCAATATTTGAATGTTGTAAATCAGTATGACACAAATAAAAATCAAAAAACACAATGTATAATTGCTAAGAAAAATGAAATTACTCCCAGATATATCGTTTGAAAAATACAATGATGTTCCATTTATTTTAGAATATCTTCGAAATAATCCACAAATAGGAAATGAAGATGTAGAACCAATACAATATTTTCATTGTTTTTGGAAAGGATCAGTTTCAGATCTTCATTTAATGTGTCTAGAATCTTTAAATGAAACACATCCCAATTGTACAGTTTTATTTTGGACCCCCAACCTTCTGGAGGTTCAGGGATCATATTCATGGATAAAGATAAAGAGACTATTTAAAGATAGGATTAAATTACAAGAAGTGACATATGAACATTTTAAAGAAGCTGGTGCTTCATTGTTCTATTCTATTTATTCTATGCAAGTTAACTTTAAATCTGTAAACATATATCAATTTGAAGAATATAAAAAAATATACCCTAATAAATCAGATGATGAATTAGCTTATTTAATAATTCAAGAAAATGAAAAAAATTATAAAGCCGATCTAGCATATGCCTCAGATATTATTAGATTTGTTACATTATATCTTTATGGCGGAGTATGGTTTGATATGGATATTTTGTTTTTAAGAAATTTTGATTCTATTAAGATGAAAAGGTTTGTTTCTCAGTGGGGAACAGATCCTTGTGGAAATGCAGCTATCTTAAAATTAGAAAAGGGGCATGATTTAATTCAAAAATTTAAAAATTATCCTAAAACATTTTATCCTACATCATCCTTTAAATTAGAAAATGATATTGATTTGACTATAATTCCATCAACATTTTTTGATATTCATTGGCAAGGGCCAAATGAATTTGTTTCTTTTCAAAACTGGGATGAATTTTTTCAACAAGAAGAATTAAATTTACCAAAAGAAATTTATGCGTATCATTGGCACAATCGTTGGGAAAAAACCCCCCCTCCTTTTTACCAAAAACTTAAGCTTGGAATAAACGCTTTAAATTGAAAAAATGAAAACATATTTTATTTTAAATTTACAGAATGTAGATTTTTTGTTTAAATATCTTATAGATAATGAGTATAGATATGGATATGGAGAATTAGCGTCCTGCTATTCAATTCAAGAAATAAAAAGAGATGTTCGAAATGAATTGTTAAAAGAGAAAACAACAACTTCTAAAAAATGCATAGCTATTCCTTATTTAGAATTAGATAATGAACACCATCGTTATATGCTTTATACCAAATGGTGGAGTGGTACAAATGATATAATGAACTCAATATCATCGGAAATTCTAGAATTACGAGAACTAAATATTCGAAATTATCTTAATAAAAAAGGGACTCAAAATTGAATAATGGGACTTATATATTTAGTTGAAAATAAAATTAATGGTAAAAAATATATTGGGCAATGCATTACTCAATTGAATTATCGTAAAGCAAAACATTTTTCTGCTGCATTTAAATTTAATTCTCCATTACGATTTCATCAGGCATTAAGAAAATATGGAAAAAGAAATTTTAAATGGAAGATCATCGAAGACAATATTAATGTTGATTTAGATGACAAAGAAATTTATTGGATTGATTTTTATGACACATTAAGAACTGGATATAATATGACTTCTGGTGGTGGAACTATAAGAGGCTATCATCATACTAAAGAAACAAAGGAACATTTAAGAAATGTAATGAAAGGAAAAAGTAATTTAGATCATTATATTCATAGATATGGAATTGTTGAAGGTCAAAATAGATACGAAGATTATATTAATAAATTAAGAGAAAGAAAAGGCAAAACAAGATTAGAATTATTAGTGCAAAAATATGGTGAAGAAGAAGGACAAAAAAGATATGATGAATTTATTAAAAAGCTTCGAGTAAGTAGATTAGGAAAAATCACGCCGGAAGAAACTAAAATAAAAATAAGTAAAAAAGGAAGGGGTATAAAAAGATCGAAAGAATTTAAAGAAAAACTTAAAAATCGAGTTTTTACAAAGGAACATAAAGAAAAAATTGGAAATGCCCATCGAGGAAAAAATATTTCTAAAGAAACTATCGAAAAATGGAAAATTTCAAGAAAAGGGTATAATCATTCTGAAGAAACTAAACTAAAAATATCTCAAGGACTTAAAAACCATTACAAACAAAAAGAGGGGTAAGATTACCCCTCTTTATTTTTTAATTTGACATTAAATAAGAGCACCTGGACTTGTGCGAATATACAAGGTCAAATATTGCGTTTCAGGATGCCAGCCAGCATCAACAAGAGCGTATCTTGATTTGATGATAACTTTAGGAGCACCTGTACCTTCAGTTATAAGCTTAACTGATTCAGCCATTAAGTATGGGCAGAATACGATACCTGGTTCATCAGCAGCACCTTTACGTCCAACAAGAACTCTAGTATCTTCGTAAATCATGTTAGGATCAACATATAATGTCATTCCGCCGATGGTTCCGAGTGGATAAAGCGAACCGTTAGTTTGATTGAAAGTGTTTGCTAATGGTGAGAATGCGTACTGTGCATTTGCCTGGAGAGCGGTAGCTATCTTAATGTTAGTAACAATAAAGTTAGCAGGACCTCTTCTACCTCTTTGTGCAACTGCGTTACCTGCTGCCATTATACGAGCCATAATTCTCTTGATAGCAGTATCTTCGTTTTCGAAGGTAGTAGTAGCGGCAACTGGAACAGCCTTGAAGCCAGGAAGTACCATTGTAGCGGTTACAGGAGCGGTTGAAGTACCAGCTGCATCTGGATAAGCGAATGCAGGAGTTACACCGTCAGCTTCGTTGTCAGTTCTAAGGTTGAAGTTCATACCTTCAACTTCGTTAGCTCTGATGTGGTTTTTCCAACCAAGACCAAATGCTCTTGAGAGGATGTGTTTGTTAATGCTCTGGCTAATTTCGTTGATACCAGCGTTTTCAACCATTGCGATAACATCAATACCCCACTGTTTGTTAAGGTCTTGAATTTGTTCCTGAGTTACAGAAACAGATACTTGGTAAGTTCCAACCTGAACGAATTTGGTGAATACCTGTAAACCAAGGGCTCTTGGGTATTTCATTTCACCAACACCACGTTCCATAGGTTCGTAAAGTTTAGTACCATCTACGAAAGTACCATCCCAGTTAGCTTGGTCATATTCACCAGCACCTGTGAAACCTTGAACCTGATCTTCAAGAGTTGATATAAGTGATGGATAAGTAGCAACTACAACATCAGTTAAAGTTGATGTGTCAGCGGTTACTTCGGTTCCATCAAATACTTCTCCTAAGTTAGTAGCAGGAGCGCCAAATGCGCCAGTTTTGAACATTGCGAATCCGTCGATACGTGATTTGCCAATGTAAGTAGCAGCTACAGTACCACCAGAAGCAGTGTTAGTAAATAAGATACCATCACCATTGCTGAGGTCAGCTTTAAGTGATGCGTCAGCTATCTGAAGTTTGAAAGCATGAGGAGCTTCGTAAGCCTTCCAAGCTGGATCATATTTACCATTGTGAGGTGGGTTAGCGTTAGCTGGGCTATTTGCAGGCTGTGCGCCATAAGGTTGTTTGCCACCAGCATAAACATAATCCAAATAAGAGATAACTCCTGTTGGACCTGGCATAGGAACTACGTTCACAATGTCAAAACCTACGGTTCTTGCAGCCACTTGAAGTGACATAGGAAGAAGTGCAGGCCATTTGTCTCCGGAACCTTTGGTTGCAGCTTGATAGAACTGGTTACCAGTTGTTGCAGCTTGAGAAGCTGGAACTGCGTTACCAACACCTGGAACATTATAAAGAGTTGCATAAGGAGTGTAAACACCACCCATAGCAGCTTCATTCAATGCATGAAAGTGTGCGTATTTAGAAATCCAAGATAATTTTGACTTATCTTTAATTCCTGTAACTTGTTCTACCATTGGAGACCATTTTTGCTCAATTTGTTGTTCATTTAAGTGATTCATGATCTTTAATTAATTTTATTTTTATTATTTTATCTATTTATTTTTTACTTATTCGGCACTTGTATAACATAGTGCAGAAAAATTATCTGTTATATCTCTTCATTACTTCACCAACGGATGCAACGAAAGAGTCTAATTTCTTGTCAGATTCTTCTGGTGTTTTAGCAGTTACAACTTCATTAAGACTTAATGAAGGTCTCTGAACTAATCCCGAAGTTTCCCAGAAATTATTAATTTGGTATTGTGTATCGAGAGTATAGAATTCTGCTCTTGCATCAATTGCAGCTTTCTGAACGTCTGAAGCGCTTTCATAAAGCTCTCTGAATTTAGCAGGAGCTGCTTTCTTCCATAGAGGTTCAGTGCTTGTAGGATTTGCTAAAGCTGATTCCCATAACTTTCGAATAACACCAGCATCAGTGGTAGGATTTTTCGCTACTTCTTGCGCAACTTTTTCTTTTTGAGTTGAATCTAAACTTCTAAATTCTTTTCTTTCACTTTCACCTAAAAGGCTTAAGAACGGGAAACTTTTTACAGTCTCTTCATCAGCTTTCTTCTCTTTTTCAAGATCAGCAATGATAGTATTAAGTTTCTCATCTAATTTAGAACGTCTAGTTGAAACTTCTGGAGAACCAAAGCTCTCTTTAAGTTTACCAACTGGTTTAGTGTCTAATTTTAAATTTTGTCCTTTAACAATTGCAGGAGAAGGACCGTCTCCAGTTATCTTTACAGTAGGTCTTGCACCAGCGGTTTTAGTGGTATCAAGTACCATAACACCTTTGGTTTTACCACTAGCACCTAATTTTTGTCCAGTAGTATTTTGGACCGGCACTGAGGTTTTCTTAGTATTTAATTCTTTCGGTTTCTGACCACCTACCTTTGAAGCTTTTGCAGCTTTTGCAACAATAATTTTTCCATCAAAATGGACTTTATTGTCTTTTCCTGCATCAGTATCAACTTTTTCATTACCGGCAGTTTTAACATCGGTAATAACGCCGAGTCCTTTTACTCCAGCAATGCTAGTCAACATAGATTCTGATAAAGGTTTTTCGGTAATTCCGTGAGTCGAAAGAATTTCGTCGAGTTTTTCCTTAAGTTTAGGATCTGCTTTTGATTCAGAAACTAACTCAATATACTCAACAAGTTTCTTGGCGTCAGCTTTTGACATAGCTCTTCCGAACATGTCTTCAGACCAACTAGCAGTGGTATTTAAGCCCTTAGCAATAGTGCTTGTCCACTCGTGCATCTCATTAATAGCTTTTGCTTTTTCAGTTCCCCATTCATGGAGAGCATTAACACCCTTAGCTAACTGAGTGTTCCATTCGTTGATACCATTAAGCATTTCAGCGTTGTGGTCAACAGTTTCAGCAATTGCATTCGTAACTTTAGCATTATTTCCAACCCAATCCTGAGTGTGGTTGAGAACCTGAGCATTAAAATCAACAGTTTCAGAAATCTTCTTAGTTAACTTATAATGTTGGTTACTCTTTTCGGCTAATTTTTGCGAATGTGTGGCTACTTTGTTAACGTTTTTAGCAATGTCACCAGTCCATTTCTGATGCTTTTCTTGTAACTTACGTAATTCGTCGACATACTCCTTAAGAGCTTTAATCTCTTTAGTTTGGCCACCTTCAAGAATTGCATTTTCAATAGCTGTTAATCTTTCTTGTGCTTTGCTAAGTTCGTTCTTAAAGTAAACAGTCCATTGCTGAACATTTTCTTCATTTACTTTTTCATTCATCTTTTGCTCGCTTTTATTTTTAACAAGTTCTTTAGCTTCTTCTCTAAGTTTTACAGCTGGGTATTTGTCTGTTAAATCATAGATAGAAACATGTTCATTCATAATACCTAGTTCGGATTTAAGATCATTATGATCTTTTTCAAACTTACTATAGGACTCGTTTAATTGTCTAATTTGATTTTCAATTCTTGCTCTTGCGCTTTCATTAACAGTTTCCAATTGAGCTTTTTCAAATCCAGGCTTAGCAACTAAGTCATAGGTGTAAATCTGCTGAATAGAAACAGTTTTATCTTCATTTACTGTACCCGCAGCACGTGAAGAAATAGAAAGAGGAACGCCTGATTCGAGAAGGGCTTTTGCAATTTGCCCTTTAGGTGTTCCTTCAAGAATTTCGATACGACCTTTTACCTGACGATTTTGCTGATCATACCATAAATCTGTTACTCTATGTGAAACATTTCCAAGCGCAACTTCAAATCTTTCAGGATGGTCAAGTTCACCTAAAAGACTTCCGCCTTGAATGTCCTTTTTTAAGTACTCTAAGTGAGGAAGATATTCTTTTTCCTCATAAACGCGTCCGTTTCTGTTTTCAACTCCAAACTCGGCAAATACTCCTTCAAGGATAGTCTTTCCTTTCTGACTAACCTTTTTAAGATTTTCACTTGATCTCTCAAGTATTAGTACATTTTTCATGCCTTTTAGAGTTTTTATTATATATAGAGCTCCTTAGGCAGTGAAAATTAAACGTATTGCAGCAAAAATTTCACTTGGAAAGAATTGATAATAAATAGGTTATATATCTAATTGATATATAAATATTTATTAAGATGTAGGATGTTAAGGGATTGTTAAAATTAATCGATATCGGCCCAATTATGAATTCCCTTTATATCACAAATTTGCTTTGCTAATTCATCTAGAATCTCTTTATTTTGTTTTGTGTAATTTTGTGCATCCTTTAACAGTTTGGATAAGTTATCTTTAGATGCATCAAGGGCATTAGTTGATCCTAATATAATTGGGGGATTTATTCTTCTATAATTTTGTGAGGAATTTGTGGCAGCGAATATTTTTTCCATTTCATAGTGAGTAACTTCTGAATTAGATGTTGCCATTATATCAAGGGCAGGAACAATCCATTGAGCTTTTCCCCATTTTTTCGTCTTTTTATACGAGTATGATTTTTTAGCGTAATCTCCTGTTCCTAAAGAAATCATTAGAATATCCTGGGTTTCACGTTTCTTTAGACGATCGTCTCCTTTAAATATAGTTTTAGAAACTTCGATTTATGCTGCTAAAGCAGGATTGTTGGCAAAAATTCCACCATCAACGATTGTATTAATACGAACACCTTCATTAAAATAAGCAGGGGGAAATATGGATGGGATGGATGTGGATCCTCGAATAATATCTTTTAGATAGTAATCTGAATAAATTTGGTGTTCATCAGCATTCGTGTAAAATATTACCTTTCTTTTATCTAT